TGGCGGTTCTGCCGCGATTGACCTTGTTGAAGGTAGCGGCGGGTATGTTCGTCTTGCTTGTGATGGTGGCACAAACAACTTTAGCATCCGACCCGCAGGCACTACTACAGCCACTTTCGACTCCTCCGGCAACCTCGGCCTCGGGGTGACGCCGAGTGCGTGGTGGTCAAGCACTAAAGCAATGCAAATCGGTGCTGGCGGTGTAATTGCCGGAAGAACAGATACAGCCGCAAGAAATTATTTTGCATCTAATGCTTATTTAAACGCAACTCCAGCGTGGACGTACATAGCCACAAATTACGCAACACGATACGAACAAAACGACGGACAGCATCAGTGGTACACCGCCCCCTCAGGCACCGCAGGAAACGCCATCTCCTTTACCCAAGCCATGACCTTGGATGCGACGGGTCGATTGCTCGTCGGGGTGACTTCTGGAAGTTATGCCCTTGATGTCGGTGATGTGTCCGGTGGAAATATGTTCCGGTTCACTCGCTCTGGTGTTGAGGTAAGTTCGTTCATCAGCGCAGGTCTGCCTTATTTTGGAACGACCTCCAATACCGACCTTGTGCTGATGACCAACAGTACAGGCCGCGCCCGGATTACCTCGGGTGGGTATTTCAAGGCGAGTAATAACGGAACGTATTTAGGCAGCACTGGAACGTATCATGAACTGACGGCTTCTGGAGCAGACGCAGATTACATCGTCAACATAACAACCCCAGTAGCAACCGCAGCAAATTGTTATGGTGCAAGAGTTTATTACTCTGGTGCTGCTCCAAACGGCACTGGAAACGTATTTTTATCATGCCAAGATAACGCAGCAACAAGGGCGACCATTCGTTCCAACGGCGGAATCGCCAACTACCAAGCCAACAACGTAGACCTATCGGATGCACGTACAAAGAAGGAAATCAATCCCGCTGCGTCAATGTGGAGCAAGATTGGCGCATTGGAAATTGTCACCTACAAGTACAACGACCAGACGCACGACGATGTAAACCTCGGTGTTATCGCGCAGCAGGTGGAAACTGTTGAGCCGGTGTGGGTGGATGCGGATGGGTTTGGTGAAACGCCGGAAGATGGCATACCGTTTAAAACGGTCTATACCAAGGACATTTATTTCGCTGCCATCAAAGCCCTGCAAGAAGCAATGAAGCGCATCGAAGAACTGGAACGCCGCCTCGCAGCCGCAGGCATTTAACCGAAAGGAACCATCATGGAAATCATCATCAACCAAATGGATCGCGTAGCCGCAGACGGTTTCGTCACGGTAGTCCACTGGACAGTAACCAAGACTCAAGGCGAGTTCACTGCATCGCAGTACGGCACTGAGTCCTTCACCGAAGAAGGCACTTTCAAGCCATTCAATCAACTCACCGAGAATGAAGTCAAAGGCTGGCTCAATGCTCGCTGGGGTGCTGAAGGTGTGGCTGCTAAGGAAGCTGCTCTGGATGCTCAGTTGGCTGCAATGGCCAATCCTCCTGTTCTTCATGGACTGCCCTGGGCGGCATAACACGGGCAACCCGCTGGCCCTTGACAGCGGTATCAGGAGAAAACAATGGGCAACAACAAAACCCCCACTGTGACGATTGACGGACAGGAATACGATCTGGATACTTTCTCTCAAGAGCAGAAGATGCTTTTGGAGCATTGTGTGGATTTGGATCGCAAGTTGGCCTCGTGCCAATTCCAACTGGATCAACTGAGGGTCGGGAAGGAGGCTTTCCTTTCCATGCTTAAAAACTCGCTGAGGAAAGATGATGGTGACCGAGGTGGAAGCACGTCTAGCGACACATGAGCAAGTCTGTGCGGAGCGCTATAGCGGCATCAATGCCCGTCTGAAGCGCTTAGAGACGATCCTGATCGGTAGTGCAGGGGCGATCATCCTTCTCCTGCTCAATCTAGTGATCAAACTGTAATGGATCCGTTGACCGCAATGGCGGCGGTTTCTACCGCTGTCAATCTGATCAAGAAAGCCTCGAAGACTGTCGATGATGTGCGGTCTTTGGGGCCTTTGCTTGGTAAGTATTTCGACGCAAAGCACGAAGCGACGAAGGCGGTCAAACAAGCGAAGAAGAAGGGCGGCTCCAACATGGGGCTGCAATCCAGATTGAACTGGAGTTGATGCAACAAAAGCAGTTCGAGGAAGAACTGAAGATGTTGTTCTTCCAGACTGGCAATGCCGACGTATGGCAGGACATTCAGACCCGTGTTGCCATGATGAACCGGGATGATGCTCACGAGGCCAGGCGAGAGAAAGAAGCCGCTGAGAGGCGCAGAAAAGAGACCGCGGCGATGATTGAGGCAATGATTGGCGCAATGCTGATTGTGGGTGCTTTAGGAGGTCTTGGTGCGGCTGCGTATGTTGGTTGGGATCACTGCAAGGTGACGAAATCATGCGGATTCTGATTCTTCTCGTGTTCCTCGCTGGATGCCAGGAGCGCTTCCGGTATCCGTGCCAAGACCCTGCGAACTGGAACGATCCGTCCTGTCAGCGGCCTGGTTGTGCCGTGAATGGAGTGTGTCCTGATCAACTCAATCGTCCCACAGACATGAAGATGGAGAACGAGAAGTGAAGTACACACCTGAGCAACTTGACTCGATGCTGCGGTTCTTTATCGGGATCGTATTTGCGATGACAGTAATGGGCATGGTCTTCCTTGCTCTGTACTCTCTTGTGTTCATCACTCAGCCCATGAGTGGAATCGCTCCTGCTGACAAACAGTTCTTCTTTCTTCTCTCTGATATGAGCAAGTACATCCTGGGAAGTCTCGCCACTCTCCTGGCCATCAAAGGAAAAGATGTGCTGAATGACAAGCTGGCCGAAGAGAAGAAGCCTGACGTTCCTGAGTCAAAGGAAAACTAATGCTGCCTATCATCGCTTCCATCGTCTCAGGACTGATCTCCAACGGTCTCCCAAAGGTTGCTGATGCGGTCATGGAGAAGGGCGTGGATTACGTCCAGCAGAAGCTCGGCGTTGAGCTAAAGCCTGAAGGCCAGATGGATGCGAACGATGTGGCCAAGCTCAAGGAAGCCGCCATGAAGCATGAGGAGTTCATGGCTGAGATTGACCTGAAGAATATGCAGGGCGCTCGTGAGATGCAACTCAAGGCGATGGACTCTGATGACCCATTGGTGCGCCGCTATGTTTATTTCTTCATTACTTTTTGGTCTCTTTTGTCAGCAACCTATATCGGGTTCATCACGTTCGGTGAGATTCCTGAAGCAAACATCCGATTCGCTGACACGATCCTTGGATTCGTTTTGGGAACGATGGTGGCCTCGATGTTCCAGTTCCTGCTTGGGTCGAGCCTTGGATCGCGTAACAAGGACAAGAAGTGATTGAGAAGCTCAAGGCCGCTGGAGTGAAGAACCCAGAAAGCTGGGTCTCTCACGTTGAAAGCGCTTTGGCCCGATATGGCATCTCATCTGAAAAGCAGATCGCGGCCTGGATTGCTCAGACTGCCCATGAGTCAGGTGGATACACACTCCTTCAGGAGAATCTGAACTATTCAGCAGATGGATTGTGTGCGATCTGGCCCAACCGATTCGCCATCCTGGAGAACAAAAAGCCCGTCAAGAAGGACGGGAAGAACCAGCCCAACAAGTTCGCACTGGCTTTACATCGAAAGCCTGAATCGATAGCGAATGTGGTCTATGCCGCCAGGATGGGCAATGGGCCGATTGAATCCGGCGATGGGTGGAAGTTCAGAGGACGGGGGCTGAAGCAACTCACCGGAAAAACGAACTACACCAAATGTGGAGAGGGTATAGGGATTGATCTTCTCTCGAAGCCTGATCTCCTTCTCCAGCCTCAATACGCTGCTCTATCTGCGGTGTGGTTCTGGGTGGAGAACAAATGTGGGCCATTAGCCGATGCTGATGATTTCGTTGGGCTGACGAAGCGCATCAACGGAGGAACGATTGGCATTGAGGACAGGACTCGGCGCTACCAGGCTGTCCTTGCTCTGAAATAGCCTGCCGTCCTTGCACGGCCCCCTGGTGCGGTTGTCGCTGCACGTTCCGATTCCTCGAGTGCCCTTGTAGGGATTCATGTCACATAACATCACTAGATGGTCTCCGTGATCTCTGTGCTTTCCGTATCCTTCTCTGTAGTGTTTGCACTGTAGGCAGAGTTCTCGGTCTTTGTCCCATGTGTAACGGGGTAGCGTAAACATTTCAGCGGTATGGCAAGATTGAAGACGCTCGAGGTCTTCAGGATGGATTTTTTCCGGGCCTCGTAGTCTCGTTTGACTGCGAGAGGGTTTGGCTTAGGCTTTCGAGTATTTGGCCCTGGCCCGAACGCATAGACCGCACGAGGATACTTCCTCTGACCGCGCTGGTCATACGTCCACGCGCAAACATGGGCGCGTTGTGGGCATTTGGGAGAGGCTTTGATGAGCTTGAGCATCATCTGAGATGTGAGGTGTCTATCGATGCCGATGGCCTCTGCGATCTCCGCGCCTGTCATTGGGCCTGATTCAAGGACTTCGAGTGCTTGTCTGATTCGGTACATTTTCTATAAGCGCACATATAGTGAGATGGCCCCCAAGACCAGCAGCCTTCTGCGTGTGTGCTGACCTGGTTGAGTTCATCCATGATTGCCTTGATCACCTCTTCCTTGGTGGGTGATCTGTTTCCATCTGGTGTGTGGATGGTTGCTCCTATCAGATAGGCGTGGCAAAGCTCGATTGCTCTCATTTGATGAACCTTCCACAGCGTTTACACCTGATGCGTTTGTTGATCATTGTTCGGGTGTGGAGTCCGAAAAAACACAGGATTTTCAGCATCTGCGTTCCTCATAGGTTGCGAGTTGCCAGTTCTTTCCGAGAGTTCGGATAGAGCGAATCCATCTCTTTTGATAGATGCGCTGTACGTCTTTAGGAATTTCTGGGTTAGTCCAGAGCTTCCTGGCGAGTTTGAGCATTTTGGTTTTCATTCTGCGATCACACAGAGTAGACAAAAGAAAAGCCAGTCAATCATGTTCTGCTCCTGATGATGGCAGCACAAGCATAGCCATGGCTTTCATGATCCATGTCTGACTTGTCGCTGTAGTCTTCGCACACTTTCGCGCAATCCTCTCGCTCTGCGGCTACCGCTTCAGCAACCAATTTCTGAACCGGCATGGCTATTTGGCAGTAGTCGCAGATGGCGTTTTCAGGGCATCCATCGGCGCATTCTTCTGGCTTGTCCTGTCCATAGAAGGACTTTCTCTCGGCAGCGGCGACAAGTTCAGCAAACTTAACAACCTGCGGGTCATGCCAGTTGAAGTCATGGTGCGGATCGTCAGTGGCTTGTTTCCACAGACGCTCAATGTCTTTGATGTTCATTTCCTGCTCCTGATAGCGTCACGGCACCGCATCGCTGTACCGTCTTCTTGCCAGATGTCATCGCACAACTGGGCGCAATCCTCTCGCTCGCGCTGTGCCGCCACCTCCATCACGTTGTCAAGCAACCGCTTGAGATGGCCAGTAAGCGTGATGGGGCACTGCCCGATCTGATAAATCTCGTGATCTAAAACAAGGGCGGCGAAGTTGGCAAAGCCTTCAAGCCCCACGGTTTCCACCACGCCTTCAGCAAACCCCGCCTCCCGTGCCAGTCGGATGATGGTGTCCCTATCCATCCACGCCACCGACTGAGGTTCTGTGCGCGTGACCTCTTCAATCACTTGCGCTGTTCTTTCGGCGCTTACGGTCAGCATCTCTTCCGGCACCTCACCCATTTGCATATTGCCGTCGGCGTCTTGGTAGTAGCCGTAAGTGCGGAACTTGTACTCGGCGATGAAGGGTTGACCGGCCTCCTTCATCAAGTCTTGCAGGGCGTCTCTGTAGCCCTCGTATTGAGCCATCCATATCTTCCCCTCCATATCCTTGGTGCGGGGCAGTGTCACCCCCTCCTTAACCTTCTGAAGATATTGCTTCTTGAGGTCGTTGGCGTAGTTGGCGGCTTTGATGTGGATGCGTTCTTGCTCGTCACGATCCATGTCTATCCCTCCACCATGCCTCAACGAAGCCCCAGATGATGCCGCCGCAGATGAGGCCGAGGATGGACCCAAGCAGGAACACCGGGGAAATTTCGCAGGTCATGCTTCCTCCATATCAATCCATTTCCACCCCAAACACCACAGCATCATCTTGCGGTGCAGCCAGATGGGTTTCTTGGTGAGGGAGATGGTGAAATAACTATTGGAATTGCCGATCCGATAACCCCCAACATACTTGGGCATCATGTCCGCCATCTTGAGCGAAGCGTTGTAGTTCAGTTGCTCGGGCGTCATGCTTCCTCCTGCTTGATGCCGTGTGCTGCTTCAATGGCTCGGGCAAATTCGTTCAACGACAGGTCATAGCGGTCACCATCCACATATTTCCTCAGACGCAATTCAATGCTCACGATCTCCTCATCCGTCAGCGGCTTGCGATGCTCACGCACGGCCTTCATTGCTGACCACCATCCAAAGTGATAAGCATTTCTCTCGCCCTCTGTCTCAGCCTCTGGTGGGGGTGGTGGTATCTCAGGCTCCGCAAGCGCGGTGCGTAGGGCAGTGATGGCGGCTTGCACCTTTGCCCTGTCTTCGTGGGTGCTTTCGTCATCACCGGAATACACAATCATTTCCAGTTGGCCGATGTACCAATCACCGGCCTCCAACGCCTCAAGCGCCTGCTGCATCAGTTCTCTGCTCATGTGTTCTTCTCCCGCAACCGCGCATCAACGGCCTCAACAAGCTTCATCCACCCTTGCGGCAACTGGCCTTCAAAGTCTTTGGCACAGTCCAAGACCTCATCCAAGGTCAGGGCGTTCCACTGGGACGGCTCAAGCGCGGCATGGAGCGCGGCGATGGCCTTAGCAATTTGCTCCGGTGTCTGCTCCTTTTCATGGCGGCACGCCATGTCCTCTAACTCCAACGCGTACAAAGCCAGCAGCGCTGCTTCTCGTAGGCTCATGCCTCACTCCTCAATGCCTTAATCGCAGCCTCAGCAGCCTCATAGACCGCTTCTTTCTCAGCCTCGTCCCTCATCTTTTCCTTTGCTGTGCGAGGAGTGAATTCCTCTGCGAATGCATCGCACTGGATGAACATCTCCAGGGCCTTGAGAGCCAGTGCTTTAGAGTCCATGCTTCACTCCAATCACTCGGCGGTTGCGGCCAGATGCGCCTGGCTTGCGGAGTCCCGTATCCACCAGGATTCCTAAGCGCATCAGAGGCGCTATCCGGGGCGTGATGCTTTGAAGATCAATCTTCAGAGCCTGAGATATTTCCTCAGTGGTCATCGGGCCATGCGTGTTGATGACCTCAAAGACCATTCCCTCCAGCGTAGAGGTGTGAATCCTCGCCGCCTCGTGTGAGGTGTCTGGATCGGTGTTTCGTGCTAGTCCACTCATTTCGGCTTCCTTTTGCTTAACGGACTGTGTAATGATAAGCCACCTTATGCATTGATGGCCTAGTGATTACCCTAGAACGGCACATCCATGTCGTTCTGGCCTCGACGGGGTTTGTCAGACCTATCTTCTTCTGGCGGGTTCAGATAGGCATAGCCGTTCCAGCCTCCTTCAACAACTGGGATGCAGTCCCACTTCATCATCAGGCCGTTTTTTGTTTGGATAACGGCTCCCATCTTTAGGTAGCGGTTCTTCTCTTCACCATCCTTGTTCGTGTACTTTCCGATCACGACTTTGATGTCATACATCAGCTTGGCCATACTGTTCCTTCAGTTTTGCTACGGTTGAATCGACTTCTGCCAGGAACTTGATGATCTCGGCTTCCATCGCGGCTATGAAGTTGTCGTCCCTTTCGATCCTGGCGACGAACATCTGCATACTCTCTGGCATCCTTGGGTCATAGACCACGAAGTCACACCACTTCTTATCGGCACACTTCATCTGAAGCTGCATCTGCTTCATGTACTTGTCTGGGATTTTTCTGGTGAGGAGCTGGTCAATCATCGTCGCCGTTTCCGGGCACTTGATCTCCACCAGGCCCTCTCCGACAACCCCATCCGGTGAGGCTCCGCACATCTCAATGGTAGGGTGAGGCATGAACCCCACCTCAGTCACTAAAACCCCGTATCGGGCCTCATACGCCGCTCTGGCCTCCGCTTCAGTCTGGACACCCCATTCCATCGCGGCGTTGCTGTAGCTCTTGGCGGGTTGGCCTGTAAGCCTCTCCACCACGAGCTGGGCTTTGTAGTTGTCCCGATCTGCGCCATATCCTGTTTTAGTCTTTGCCATGACCTTATACATGGATGATGCTGTGACCTTTCCGGCCCTTAGTTCAAACCATTTGGCGGTTCTTTGGGCCAATTGCTCATCAGCATCAGACCTAAAAAGTTTTTCCATCATTCCCACACCTCTTTATCGTCCGGCCCTGCTGTATCGATCTGAAGTTCTGAGCCAAAAATCAGGGCTATCTCATCAAACGGAACTTTGGCATCTCTAAGGGTTTTCAAGATTTCATTGCATCGATCACAAAGGGGCTTGATTTCATCCCACAAAACGCGACCACGCTCAAGTGTTTCGTTGTACTCTTTCTCAAGTGCTCGGGCTTCTCCATTCTTCATGGCTTTAATCTTTCCCTAAAGGGCTTACATAAGGTTGTGGATATAGCTCATCCATGGTGTCTTGATATTGCTCTAATGCTTCGTGAGCAGAATCCCACCATCGACTTTTTTCCGCTGTGTCTTTGGTTGATAACAGCAAACATTCCAGCTCTAACGCAAGTCTTTTGGCGTGTGCTGCGATCTGGTGATCTTTGAAACATTCTTCGTACCACTCCATCACTTGACCCCCATCAGGTTCAGGATCGCATCAACGGTGGTCTTGTCATAAGACCCGTAGCACTCCAGCTTTGCAACTGGAGTCTTGGAGGTGTTCGTCACCTTGACGGTCACCAGGTACTTGTCGTTCTTATTCTTGGTCGGATCGGGAATGTCCATCCTTATTGCCTTTGGTTTATTCATTTCGCCGCATCCTTCTTCAGCTTGTCGCCGTTTACTTTCCAGAACCTACTCTTGGCAGATGAGGCCGGGATTGATTGGAACATCGCTTCAAGAGCAGCAATTCCACCTTTAGAGGCAAGCATTAGCTCTGGAAGATAGGTCTCCTCAAATAGCTGATCTTCGTTTTCCATGTCTTCAGACACGACCTCATATGTCTGGTTCTCTGTGTCGTTATCACCCTCTGTGGGGATAGCGAATGCTTGGAATGCTGCATACTTGTACGCTGCTGACATGGCTTTATTGGTAGCCTTGTCGCCAGAGTCCATCGCTTCCCCAAAGGTCTTGATGGTGTGCTTCGATCCGTCCTCTGCGCTCACCAGGTCGAACTCCATCTCGACAGTGACATAGAACAATGCACCTCCGCTTTTTGAGTGGCGCTCCACACACTCGCGGCTCAAGACCCGAGGCAGGATGCACAGACCATGTTGAGCCAGGAGAGGTGAGACGACGTTATACACATCATCGATGCCTCGGAAGTTGTAACCATTTCCTTGGTTGTTGCGGCGGCTCTTGGTGATGCCGATCTTCGAAAGTTCGGCCTGGACAGCGTTGATTGCTTTGTAGACGTTCATAGGAAAAAGAAGAAGAAGGTTGCACCACACAGACCGAGAAAGATGGCAAACAGCACATCCATAGCCGCCTCACGGCGAGACTCGATCCGTTCTTGATGGGGACGATAGACGTATCTCACAGATCAAACTCCGTCGAGTACGCATCGTCATAGACCCACAGATCACCATCGGGGCCGCACTTGTTGCCCTGGAGACGGGCAGTAGTGCAGAAGCAGGGTTGTGGCTCTCCAGTGATCACGTTGATCACCTTCAACGAGTCATGGCCACACTTGGAGTTCATCAAAATATACGGGTCTTCGATGAAGTGGGCGCATCGCTTACAGGGGTTCATGCTTACTCCTAAAAGACCGCAACATTGCGGCATGGAAAGAATGATAAGCGATCTAATCAGCACCATCACTAGGACATACCCTAAGCCCACTTACACTAATCAGGCTTACACTCTGCCTCAAGCCGGGGTGTGTGTTAGCGATGCACCGTTTTTTTCAGGTCTTACCGTGGACAAATCCTGCTATATGGAACCGGCCCCAAAGGACAGACATGACACCGCAGGAACTGGCTCGAAAAGCGGGGGGAGTGACGGCACTGGCGAAGTTGCTGGGCATCACTCGGCCTGCGATTTATCAATGGAAGACAGTGCCCCAGGCTCGGATGTGGCAACTGAAGACCCTTCGTCCCGAGTGGTTTGAGGAGCAGAAATGAAGAAACTTGCTATCGCCGCGGCTCTGATGCTGCTTGGTGCTAACGCTCATGCGGCCTGCAGCACACATTCCTACATCCTGAACGGCAAGGTGATCGTATGCACCACCTGCTGCTACGGAGAGGGCCAGTTCAGGACTTGCACAACGACTTGCAATTGATGTAGAGTGAGAACGCGCCGTGAGAAGCGCATAAGGTGGGCCTGGATCAGTGTCCTTGGGTGGACGGCTTCAGGCCCGAAATAGCCCGTAATGGGTTGGCCCGCCTCGGAATTCTCACCCTGAGGCTGTCCCCCCAAGGATCACTGATGCATTACTATCAGTTCAACATCAAGGATTACCAGTCCCACACTGGACACCTTGATGAGTTTGAGGACTTGGCATATCGCCGACTTCTCGATTGGTGTTACCTCCACGAGCGCCCTCTTCCACTAGAACAAGACGAGATTGCCCGTCTGATTAGGATGCGAACGCATAGCGAATGCATTGCGTCCGTTCTGCGAGAGTTCTTCGTTCGCACAGAAGATGGTTGGATTTCTCCGCGAGTGATGCGCGAGATTGACGCTGTGAACGACAAGTCTGAGAAGGCTAGGAACAGCGCCATGGCTAGGTGGGACAAGCAACAGGATGCGAACGCATTGCCAACGCAATCCGAAGGCAATGCTCCCATAACCCATAACCCATTACCCACTACCCAAGTAAAAGAAGCTAACGCTTCTTTGTCGGGAACGGGGTTCCCGCCTTGTCCGCAGCAGGAGCTTTTGAGTCTTTACCGAAAGCACCTTCCTCATCTGCCGTATCCGCGCATCTGGGAAGGAACACGGTCAACGCATATGCGTCAGCGGTGGATTCAGGCCGGGAAGCCCAGCAGCTACTCGCCGGAAGGCTACAAGACCCAGCAGGACGGGCTGAAGTGGTGGGACTCGTTCTTTGCCTACATCGCCGCCGATACCAAGCTCAGAGATGGGTTTGAGTCAAACGGTAGGGTGTGGAGGCCAGACCTGGCCTGGATCGTCAACGCCAACAATTTCGCCAAGATCATCGACGGGAAGTATCAAAAATGACATTCAAGAAAGCAGATGTTCCACAAGAGATGGACGACTACAAGCGTCTGATGTGTTCCTATCCGAACTGCCAAAACCGCTGGACTGTCTCAATCGAAAGCCCTAAGTGCTCATTCCACCAGTGGGGCACGACCTGGTACAAAGAGAAGAAGGACAAAAAGTGAACTACTTTGAAGCTGTAAAACTCTTGAACGAGGTCAAAGATGGAATCAACCACTCCACAGAATCCATTACATACGCTCTCTTCCTCACAGGAGACATTTCGATTGGAGACGGAAGCCATCCATTGGATTCAGACCTTCAACGCAATGAAGGCCGATCATGGCCTCATTCAAGCCTCGGCCTGGTGGGGTCAAACGATACGAGACATTGAAAGACGACGAGGCCAGAAGGCTGCTCAAGAATTACGAGACGCAATGAACAGGCTGAGAAAATGACATTCATGGTTGTCTTTACCGTCGATGGGATTCCTCAAGGCAAAGGAAGACCCAGATTTCGAAGGGCTGGAAACTTCGTCCAGACCTACACCGACGCCAAGACCAAGACCTACGAAGAAGCGATCAGGTCGGCATCAGGCGTTGCAATGGGGTCAGCAAGTCCCCTAGAAGGGCCTGTGAGCGTCGATCTGTACATGAGGGTGCCCGTACCTCAGTCCTACTCAAAAACGCGCCGTGCGATGTGTCTTGAAGCAGTCGAGCGCCCACTGAAGAAACCTGACATCGACAACGTGATCAAGGCATATTTGGATGCAATGAATGGCATTGTTTACATTGACGATACTCAAGTTGTCAGGGTATCAGCAAAGAAAACATATTCATCTGTTGCTGGTGTAGATGTTTGCATAATGGAAGAAAGTAAATGACATACAGCATTCTCGAATTAGAAATACTACGTTGGGCAGAGGCTCGACAGATCATTCCAAACAGCACAACAGAGAAACAACTCCTCAAGTGCATGGAAGAACTCGGTGAATTGGTTGGCGCGACATTAAAAGGAAACCGAGAAGGCCAGATAGACGGGTTCGGGGATGTTCTTGTGACTTTAATCCTGGCGGCAGACTTGGCAGGGCTTGATCTGATGACCTGTCTGAATAAGGCATACGAAGAAATAAAAGACAGGAAAGGTACTCTCCATGCTAATGGAATATTTGTCCGAGAGTGAGATATTCATTTCCATAGCAATCATGGCTGCATTCCTCAAGACACTACAAAGACTCATCAAGTGAACGCACACGCCGCCATCGACTTCATCATCAGAAACGCAGGTGATTACGCCAAGGCAAAAGCCCAGCGTGTACTTCTTGAAGAATTCAGGAAGAGTAAGAAGGCTTTGTTGATGAAGGAAGCGATGTCCAAGTTCGAAGCGGTCAACGCTCAAGAGAGGGAGGCTTACTCACATCCTGAGTACCAGGAGCTTCTGAAGGGACTGGCGGCGGCGATAGAGGTCGAGGAAGAGTTGAAGTGGAAGCTGGAGGCAGCGAGGATGAGGACTGAGGTCTGGAGGACTGAACAAGCCAACGCTCGGGCTGAGGGAAGGGCGACAGAGTGAACAACAAGCCAACCGCTCAGGAGCGTCTTCACTTAGCAAAGATCAAGGAGATGCCTTGCGGGGTTTGTGGCGTATCAGGCCCGAGCGACGCTCACCACATCGTCCAGCACAATCAGTACCTCACCATTCCGCTTTGTAAGGACTGTCATCAGGGATCGTTCAATGGCATTCATGGGCAGGCTCGAATCTGGAAGGTCTACAAGCAAGACGAGATGAGCGTCCTCAACGAGACCATCAGGCTATTGACAAACGCCCCAAAGCGGTAGAATGGTGATGCCTCTCAACGCAGTTGCCGGGGTGGGGCCAATGGCCCCTTTTTTTCTGGAGAAATCATGCAGAAGAAAACCGTAGAAGAGATGCAGAAGTATCTCAACCAGAACAAGCGCAAGTACCACCAGACCAAACCGATGAAAGCCTACAAGATGGCTGATGAGTTTGGGAAGGGGTATGAAGCGATTGAGATGCAGAAGGTGATGAAGAAATGAAGTGCCCCATCGCCACCCAGGACATCGAGGTCAACCTCAAGAACCGAGACCACGCTTTCGAGGAGTACGGCTACGGCCCTGCAAACCCGGAAGAGCCTGGTGAGTTCTGGGATGAGCGGGCAGAGGAGTGGAACACCACTCCAGAGATCGCACAGACCATGAGGTGTGGGAACTGCGCGGCATTCATTCAAACGCCCGAGATGATGGGCTGCATCACCGCCGGGATTCAGCAAGAGGAGTCTGACGACGAGACCTATGCTCCCGAGGTTGTGGAAGCTGCCGATCTAGGTTATTGTGAGTTGTTCGAGTTCAAATGCGCCGCAGACAGGACTTGCAGTGCATGGTTGACTGGTGGCCCGATCACGAAGATGACCGAAAAGCGCCGCCAGATGCTCCAAATGGCCAAGTACAACGCACGAAAGGGCGAGTATGAAGATGACTCCGAAGGGCCAGAAGAAAGCTGACAAGGTTTTCAAGGAGTTCGGCAAGGGCCAGCTCCACAGCGGCAAGGGTGGGCCTGTGGTCAAGAACCCTCGCCAAGCGGTTGCCATCGCCATGAGTTCTGCCCGGAAAGCGATGAAAAAGAAATGAAGAAGCCTGGATCACCCGGACTCTACGCAGCAATTCACGCCAAGCGTGAGCGCATAGAGCGCCAGAAGGCCGCCGGAAAGACTCCTGAGCGCATGAGGAAGCCTGGAACAAAGGGAGCGCCGACTGCTGCTGCTTTCAAGGCTGCTGCTAAGACGGCAAAGAAATGATTAAGCGCGGCAAGGAGCAGTTCCAGGGCTATAACCAGCCCAAGCGAACGCCCAACCACCCCACAAAGAGCCACGCAGTCCTGGCAAAGAGTGGGGATGAGGTAAAGCTCATTAGATTCGGTCAGCAAGGCGTAAGCGGCTCCCCAAAGAGGGAAGGGGAGTCAGAAGCCGATAAAAGGCGCAGGGAATCATTCAAGGCCAGACACGCCGAGAACATCCAAAAGGGAAAGATGAGCGCAGCGTACTGGGCGAACAAGGTTAAATGGTAAGATTTCTTACGCAACCGTAAACTTTTTTACCCCGATGGCCCGAAAGGAGTCGGATTGAACATCGAAAAGATCGACATCTCCGTGCTGATCCCATACGCACGGAACGCAAGAACCCACAGCGACGAGCAGATCGCCCAGATCGCCGGAAGCATCAAAGAGTTTGGGTTCAACAACCCTGTCCTGATCGACAAGGACAACGGGGTTATAGCGGGGCATGGGAGACTGGCTGCGGCAAGGAAGCTGGGCCTCAATGAAGTCCCCTGCATCCGTCTAGAGCATCTCACCGAGACCCAGAGGAAAGCCTACATCCTGGCAGATAACAGGATCGCCCTAAATTCAGGGTGGGAGGCCGAACTTCTAAGCCTGGAGCTAAGTGAGCTTCTGGATGGCGGGGTCAACCTGGAAAGCCTAGGTTTCGACGCAGACGAGATCGACGCCCTGCTGAACAAGATAGAACCGACAGAAGGGCTGACGGACGAGGACGCAACGCCGGAAGTTCCAGAGGAGCCAGTCACAAAGCCTGGGGATGTTTGGATTCTCGGCAAGCATCGTCTGATGTGCGGGGACAGCACTAGCATCGAACAGGCAGAAAAGCTCATGGGCGGCGTTAAAGGAGACATGGTTTTTACTGATCCTCCATATAACGTTGCGTACGAAGGTCGCGGAGAAAAAAATAAGCTAGGGCCGATCAAGAACGACAATATGTCGGATGAGTCCTTTGAGCAGTTTTGCCGGGATGTTTTTGCGACTTATCACTCAATCATGAAGCCGCTTGCCTGCATTTATGTCTGTCATCCAGACAGTCAGACCGCACCTAAGCTTGCTTTTGAGAAGACATTCGGAGAGTTATTCAAGAAATCATCAACGGTTATTTGGGTCAAGCAATCGGCTGGGATGGGCTGGCAGGACTATCGTGCACAGCATGAGCCAATCCTTTATGGGTGGAAGGAAGGCTCAGGCAAACATTTTTATTGCGGGGACAGATCAAAGACAACGGTCTGGAAGATTGGCCGCGATGCACAAGCCAGCTATGTGCACCCAACTCAGAAGCCAGTTGCCTTGCCGGAAGAGGCTATAAACAACAGCAGCAAAGGCGAAGACGTCATCATTGACCTGTTTGGCGGCTCTGGCTCCACACTCATTGCCTGCGAGAAGACCGGACGAGTCAACCGAAGCATGGAGCTTGACCCAAAGTATTGCGATGTCATAGTAAAACGCTGGCAGGACTTCACAGGCAAGCAAGCAACACTAGAGTCAACAGGCCAAACCTATAGCGAGCTTACCAATAAATCGGAGATACAAAATGGGTAGTGGTAACCCTCATAAGCCAACCGAAGAGAATCGTAAGGTTGTCAAAATGCTGAGTGCAGTAGGTACTCGGTATGAGGACATTGCTGCCAAGCTGGATATTACCGACGACACCCTTCGCAAGCACTACAGGAAAGAACTGGACGAGGGCCGGATTGAGGCCAATGCTTCTGTGGCGCAGACTCTTTATCAACAAGCCAAGAACGGAAACACCACAGCGGCTATCTTCTGGCTAAAGACCAGGGCACAGTGGCGGGAGAATGACCGCCTGGAGGTGACTGGCGCTAATGGCGCTCCTCTAGAGATGGTGGTCTCATGGGCAAACGAGAAATCGTAATCCCCTACTCTCCGCGAGAGCCACAACTCGCCATCCACGAGATGATGCGAGACAACCGCTTTGGGGTGGTGGTGGCTCACCGTCGAATGGGTAAGACAGTCGCTGCTCTGAACCACATCATTCGGGATGCGGTGGAGAACCAAAAAGAAGCCCCACGGTATGCTTATATCGCCCCGACCTATGGCCAGGCCAAGCGGGTGGCATGGGACTACCTCCTGAAATACACCCTGCCTTTAGGAGCGACGCCGAACATCTCGGAACTCCGCACGGACTTCTGGGGCAGGCGGATTCAGCTCTACGGCTCAGACAACCCTGATTCCCTTCGAGGCCAGTACTTCGATGGTGTGATCATTGACGAGATCGCCGACCAAGACCCGCGCATCTGGACTGACATAGTTCGTCCTGCTCTCTCAGACCGCCTTGGGTGGGCGCTGTTTCTCGGTACTCCAAAGGGAAACAACCACTTCAAAGACCTCCGCGACCAGGCCGAAGAGGAGGAGGACTGGGGCTTGCTGGAGTTCAAGGCCAGCCAGACCAAGCTCATTGACGCAAACGAACTTCACGCCGCCCGTAGAGAGATGGGTGACGACAAATATAACCAGGAGTTCGAATGCTCCTTCAACGCCGCTGTAGAGGGTTCTTACTATGGGAGCCTGATCAACGACTTGGAGGAAAAGGGTCGGATGGTCAACATTGACCGGGACGATCTCTGCCGCACCTATACAGCTTGGGACTTGGGGATGGGTGATTCCACCGCTATCTGGGTGGTTCAGGTCACCGGACAAGAGTATCGGGTGATGGATTTCGTGGAAAACCACGGTCAGGGGCTGGATTGGTATGTCAACTGGATCAAAGAGAACCATTGGCACACCGCAGAACACATCTTGCCTCACGACGTAGAAGTGCGAGAATTAGGGACAGGACGCAGCAGAAAGGAAATGCTGCAAGAGGCAGGGCTACAGATTACGGTTGCTCCGCGCTTGTCCGTTGCAGATGGTATTCAGAGTGTCCGAAGGATTCTCCCGAAGTGCTGGTTCAACACGCCGAGGGTGAAACAAGGACTTGATGCTCTGAGGAACTATCGGCGCAACTATGACGAGAAGAGAAGCGTGTTCTTTGACACCCCGTTGCACGACTGGTCAAGTCACGCCAGCGACGGATTTCGGTACTTCGCAATCGGACTCCAAGAAAGAAACGACTGGAGCAAACCGATCAGCGTCAACACAAGGTGGGTGGTCTAATGTGGATGCAGCCTCAAGGTAACGTCAATGCAAAGATCGTGGAGCTGGAGCGCCGACTATCGGAAGCCGAATCCCGCATCAAAGCGTTAGAGGGAAAATATGAACCGAATCAGCCTGAAGAGCCTGCTCGACGCAGAAATCGATGGAGCAATCGGGTATCTCCAGACGGAGACAACCGAGCAGCGAACCCGAGCACTTGAGTATTACCTTCGCTACCCCTACGGCAATGAGGTAGAGGGTCGCAGCCAAATCGTCACCGGAGAGGTGGCCGAGGTCATTGATGGGGCGATCCCTCAACTGATCCGCATCTTCACCGCCTCAGACGACATCATCCGCTACGAGCCAGTAGGCCCTGGAGACGAACAGGGCGCGAATCAGGCCACGGACTATTCCAACTGGGTGTTCTACAAAGACAATCCCGGTTTTGCGATCCTCCACGATTGGTTCAAGGATGCGCTGCTTGAGAAGGTTGGGGTAGTAAAAGCCTACTGGGACAACCGAATCGACGTCATCAAGGAGACTTACGAGAACCTCTCCGATGACGAGTTGACGCTTCTCCTTGCGGACGGAACGCGAGAGATCATTGAGCAAGACTCCACGCTGATCCAGGTGCTGAACATGGACGGCACTCCCGCTATCGGGATGGATGGAATGCCGATCATGCAGGCATCCAACAGCGTCAAGGTCAAGAAGAAGAACCAAGTGGGTCGGGTGGCCATTGAGAACATCCCGCCCGAGGAGTTCCTGATCTCCAAGAAGGCGCGGACGATCCAGGACTCACCGTTCGTTGCTCATCGTCGGCTGATTCCTCGCTCCGATCTGGTGGCGATGGGCTTCCCAGAGGATGTGGTGCGAGACCTACCGTCCTATGACGATCTGAGCTTCTCTCCTGAGCGGGTGGCTCGATTCTCTGAAGGCGAACAGCCCAGCAATGACGCCAGCCTTGATCCTTCAATGCAGGACATTGAGGTGTACGAGTGCTATGTCCGTGCCGACATGGACGGTGACGGCTTGGCTGAACTGATGCAGGTTTGGTACGCAGGGCGAGAGATTCTTGAGGAGACGGAGACGGATTACGTCCCGTTTCACTCAATCTGCCCGATTCCTGTGCCGCACAAGTTCTACGGACTTTCGCTTGCGGACAAGGTGGTCGATCTTCAGCTTCAAAAGTCCACCATCACGCGACAGATGCTGGACAACCTGTACCTGACGAACAATTACCGAGTCGGTGCGGTTGATGGCCAGGTGAATCTGGACGATCTCATCTCTCCAACTCCGGGCGGTGTGGTGCGGATGAAGAACCCGAATGCGGTGGTTCCGATGGCCGTGCAGCCTGTGGCCAATCAAGCCTTTCCGATGTTGGAGTACCTTGATGGAGTCCAAGCGAAGCGAACGGGTGTATCGGATGCCACGCAGGGTCTTGATCCGAACGTCCTACAGAACGTCACTGCGACTGCTGTGGCTGCATTCCAGAACGCATCAGCGGGTAAGCTGGAACTGATCGCTCGCAACTTCGCCGAGACCGGGGTAAAGAGTCTGTTTAAGGGCATCCTGCATCTTCTGTGCAAGTACCAAGACCGTCCACGGGTCATTCGGATGCGTGGCCAGTACGTCCCAATGGATCCGCGAGAGTGGTCGAATCAGTACGATGTGAGCATCTCTGTCGGGTTGGGGACTGGAAACAAGCAAGAGCAGATGGCCATGCTTGCGATGAT